GCTACATTAGACTCAACTGCCTGTTGAAGTGCAGGAGAAATAATACGGGAACGCTCAGACCCACGCTGGCTGTCAGCAGGATCCCATTGACCACGCCATAATCTATAATATTCTTCAAATCTTTCCTCATAATTGCTTTCGTAGTTATCTCTCCAATCTTCACATTTATTAATAACCCAATCTTCTAGAGACTCTTGGATCATCAATGGATCTTGTTCATATAGTTCAGTCATATCAGTATCCTGCTACAATATCTAAAATTTCAGGTTCTTCAAAATCTAGATCTGCTATGCCATAAGGAATATTAGCCAGCTGGTCAATATATGCCAAAGCGTCTACTAGGTCATCGTGGGTTAACGGATCAGGGAACTGAAACAGTTGGTCAAGAAACCTACTATTCCATTCGCCTTTATTTAATTCTATAATTCCGTTTTCAAAGCGTCCTTGCAGTGCCCACATAATTCTATCTGTTTTCTTTTTATTACCATGAGAAAGTTCTTCTACTCTAAAGAACATACCATAGCGTTTTTGCATATCCATCAACGGAGACATTACAGCCTGTTTAGCAATACCTCTTTCGATTCCAACCGACACGGGACGGTAATCTCTAACGGCCTGAAATATCTTAGCTGCTGTTTCGTCAAGTGTCCATCGACCGTATATGATATTGTCAACATACCAACCATGCTCACTGACCTTAACCACGGCAATCGCTGTCTCGTCAAGCTTAGAACTTTTTGTTTTCTTTTTGTTGACTTCTTCAAAGCCTGCCAAGTCAACGGCAATGTAGTAATCTCCTATTTCAGGTTCTTCGTCGCTAAAAGATACCCAGTCCTCTTTAAACATTTCTGACCCACGAGCTTCAAACGACGCCATAAATTCTTGACGGAACGCATAGCTCGACATACTTCTCTTTGCAATATCAATTTCTGACGGGTCCAATAAAGGGTTATCGTAAGATGTAAAATGCCAAGCTTTGTACGTAGGGTCATCATCTAACTCCGCATATTTGTAAAGTTCATAGAAGTGGTTACGCCCCATAGGTGTTCCTATGAACATTGCACAACCCTTTTGGTCAGCCAAGGCAGGTCTCAAGATCTGCTCAAATACCTCTGGCTTCATGTCAGCGTACTCGTCCATGACTAGAAACTTGAGGCTGACACCTCGCATTGTCTCTGGTCTGTCGGCACCTTTGAGGCTGATGGTAGCACCGTTGACAAGCTTAATTTGAAGATTATTAATATGGCTACCAGCGATGACAGGGTGTCCCAACTCAAGCAGGGTTTGCCACATAATGTCTCTGGCTTGTCCCTGAGTAGGTGCGACGTAAAATACATGACCCTTATCTGCCTGTAGTGCGTTAACAATCAACATCCATGCTGCTAACCTAGACTTGCCTGTACGTCGTCCAGCAGCTACTATTTTAAATCTTACGCTGTCTGCCCAGACATCTTGTTGCCAAGGCAGTAGTTCAATATTAAGATCCATTAAAATTATTAAACACTGTTGGTGCTGGTAACAGATCAAAGGTAACGACTACTTCAATGTTGCCTGCGCCACCTGCTGCTGCTTTAATTACATCTCCCGGTTGTAGAACAAATACTGCATTACCGTCAATCAGTAAGTTTTCTTTTGACGATATGTTAGTACCGTTGTAGATATACACATCTGGAGTAGGACTAGGTTTGTCTACAAACAATGTAATGTCGTTAGTAGAGTTATGCAAGTTAGCAATAAATGCCATGCTCCAGTGAGCTACGTAACCAGCAGGGATAGTAACAATCTCTTGCGTACTAGTGTCTGTCAGGTTCTTGTTCTTTGTATATAACATTAGTATGTCCACATAACAGGTGTAGTACCACGGGTATCAACGTGGATAAAGTCAGAAGCAACACCAATACCTGTGAATCCTAACTTAAGAGCAGAGTTGACAAGCTTCAGGCGATCAGCGGCGTTTGTTATTTTTATATCTGCCGCGATCCCTTGGGCATGCGTACCGGGTACTTCTTTTTTATTTTCTATAGGGTGCATCGTTGGATGCCGATACCCACTTGTTATTATAAAAGGAAAACCACAGTATGCCCGTAACTCATCTAGCTTTTCTAAGAAGTCTTGCTCCATGTTATTGGTGCCAGATACCTGACAGTCAAACTCTTCGCGTGTAAAATGTTTCATTACTTTTTCTTACGCTTAGGTACAACTTTGGCTTTGGTTTTTGGCTTTATTTTTTTTTCATTTGAACGCTTATCTAGAATTTGTTGGACAATTTGTTGTCTAGTGCTTGTAGGAAGACCTGTATTTCCTGATGGTTCGCCAGCGGCTACTTTTTTTCGTTCACTTTCTGTAGGCATACGAACAAGCTTTCCGTTTTTGTTTACAACATAAGCTGTTGTTGGCGTAACAACCATATCTCCCGGTTTCATATTTGCTTTTCTGCTGTTCTTTTTTTGAGAAGCCATAATTTAATCCTCTGATACTTGATCAAGTATTGTTGTAGATGCGTCAATGTCTTTAACTTCAGTCGCACTAACACCACTAATGTTAATTTGAATGGCGTTACGTCCACCATCCTTAACAATATCTTTTTCAAACGCTGCAACGGGCAGTATTCGATCCATAACAAGCTTCCAAGCTGCTGCTTGATTCTTATGATCATGGTCAAGAGCCGCTTCAAAAATAGTATCAAGCACCTTTCGGGACTTTGGAGACGCCAACATACGAGCTTTGTACTCGTTGATGACGGCAGCGTCACCCTTTGGGCGACCAACAGCGTTGCGATTACCTTTTTTTGATGCAGCTACGTCACTTTTACGCGGTCTTCCACGCTTTCGGCGAGGAGGATTATCAACATCTGACATAAATACCTCTTTAAAGACTCTTTAAAGTTACGTTACCGTGCATTACCGTAAACTTTTAATAATATATTTATAAACTTACCATTACCGTCACGGTAAAGTATCTTTAAAGACATAACATACTATTTATTGTACCATACTTTTAAACATTTGTCAAGCATTATTTTAAAAGAAAACATACTGTCCTTTAAACTGTACAGTCACGGTCCAGATTCTGCACTGCTAAGTGCTTGTTTTCTCTATAGTTTACCTGTTTAGAACTATTGGCTATATTAAGTTCTAATTTTACTCTTTTTTGTGTCTGAGAAGGATCTAACAACACAGTCATCAGCATAGTCCCTCCCCCGCCCCGAAACGGCGTAATGATTCTCATTCGCATTTGATAATGATTCTCATTCGTAAACGCTAATGATTCTCAGTTGCATATAAGGATATCTTTATATTCGCATATCTAAATAGGTGCGTGTGAGAGTCTAAGAAGGACCATTCAGGGCGTGAATGTAAACCCAGTTAACATCATTGGCCTGCATAATTCAGCATATGAATCTGCATCGTGTTACCCATAGCCTGCGTGAATGTGTTACCCCAGTGTTACCGGTAACAGTAGTGTTACCCCAAATGTGTTACCGAGTGTTACATTGCACCAAATTAGTGCATGTTTTAGGTAACATTTGAGAGGGTGGCATTTGTAAGCTATTGATTTATAAGGTTTTTTCATCGATGGCATGTAGCTTGCAACATATTGGGCATGGGCACTGCCTGCCCGTAATTCTGGTAACATGTTACCGCTAACGTCCAAGGAGGACACGAAAATGACACTACCTACCACACGACAGATAACCGATTCCGCTATGGCCTATGGCCGACTCGCTGGTCACATTCGAGCATTCTTGCCAGTGATCAACATTGACGCTCACGGCAACGTTTCAGGTCTTGATGTAATGAAAGATGCCATTGAGATCATCGCCGCAAAGCGATCAACAAAGGAGCTACGCGCACATGATGATGCGGACGGCGGAAAGGCTAAATCAGCGTTGAAGGTCCTACGCGTTACACTCAGACGCGAGACCAAAAAGGATATTGAGAAAGGCGGATTAGGTCTCGATATCACGTTCAACATTAAAGACGGGATATGCAATTTCTACATTCATGAGGCAGAGGAGTCAGAAGAAAATGATAAGCGCGACATTCTCACCACACTAGCCCAAAAGCTGGATGCTTCCGAAGTGCCGGACAGTATCCTTGAGATGATCGCTGAAGAGATGCGAAAGCTGTCAGTCTAAACCCGCTCAACCCGTAGCACTTGCACCTCTTCGGAGGTGCGCTTTTCCGTCCACGGTATAGAACCGTGCTGATGAGTCCTGTCCGGACGAAACGGAAACCTAAACTGGTAACATGTTACCGATTTTCAAGAGGGTTTAACGATGTCATACGATGAAAAAGTACAAATATTTTGGTTGACGGCTTGGGTCGTCGTTATTTTTGGTAACGCGCTTGTATTCACACCATAGGAGAGACGACGATGTTCGAACAATGGCAACCTTGGTGGGACGTTGTCCTGCTACTAACCACGACCGGCGTCGGCTTTGTGCTGTACGCTCTCACTAACGACGGGGAATAAACGATGAATATACGAAACGAATGCAACTGCGGCGCGACTGCTGAGATCACCGTAGATCAAGCAGACTTCAACCGCTGGAAAAACGACGGTGTTCTAATACAGGACGCCTTCCCGTACCTTAACGCTGACGACCGCGAACTAATCATGTCGACGAGACACTTTGGTTTTTGGAAATGTCCGACGTGTTGGGACAAAATGTTTGAGGAGGAATTGAACTAATGGATATACATTGCAGACATTGCGGCGAACCGTGGGATCATGACGAGCTTCATGATGTGGAGGGAGCGTCATACAAGGATGCTGTTCAGTTGTTTGTTAAGCATGGGTGTGGTGCGTTTGGTTTCGAGCCGCCACTACTTACGTGTAAGCACAGCCCTATCTATCCACCTGATATGATGGAGTTGATACGAACAGCGCAGGATATGTCACCGTACCCTGACGAGTGGAGTAGTCCTGATGAGATTGAGTTTATGTTGGAAATGGCGACAGAAATGTTTAAGGACTAGGCTGGTAACATGTTACCGATGTTTTGTACCGAAAATAAATCTGTAAATGGTGTTGACTTATCAAATGTCAATCCCTAATCTATAAAAAAGCGAGGAAAAAGCGATGAAAATCACGACAGCACAGAAGTGGTACGGCGAGGGTAGCGGTATCGTTATCAAAACCGACGACTATCTGATCGACCTGTACTGGTCAACGCGGTTCATGATGGGCACGTTCTACTGTCCACGCACTATTGACGGCGACGGCAAGTCATACGTTCTGGCACTGGGCTGGTTTCGCTGTGAGATCACCGAAGACGATATCAACTATTGGGAGTATATGTAATGAAACTACTTGACACGAGCAAAACACTAGGCAACACCAAGGCTCGCAAGACTAACCGCGACGACTCCATACGCATGGCGACGCTGACGATGCACCCTGACGATGTGGTCTGCGCTGGTGCAAAAGCTGCGGGCTGTATGGTTGACTGCCTCAAAGAGTCTGGACTGGGTGCTGTGTATCCGTCGATCAATCAAGCGCGACAGGCTCGCACTGATTACTGGCACGACGATCAGGAAGCGTTCCTCATACAGCTCAACCACGAACTACGCAACTTTGCCAAGCTGTGTGCAAAGCAGGGTGTGCAGGGTGTTGTACGTCTCAACGTCATGAGCGACATTAGTTGGGAAGAACACATGATCCCGCAGTCGTTCCCTGAGTTGCAGTTCTATGACTACACAAAGAAGGCGCGACGGTTTCATGGACAGCGACAGCCGGACAACTACCGACTAATGTTCAGCTACAGCGGAGCCAAGCACTATCAATCTCAGGTGCAGAGCTTCCTCAAATCCTACAGCGATGCGCCTATGGCAGTCGTGTTCAGGAATAAGAATTTCCCATCGACGTTTATGGGAAGACCTGTGATCAACGGCGACGACTCAGACTGGGTCAACGTCAACAATCGCGGGGTAGTAGTGGGGCTGGTTGCAAAAGGACCAGCGAAGACCAACACCAACGGCTTTGTCGTTGACAACGAAGTAATACCAACCATCAACTTTTAATTGGTAACATGTTACCAGAGGAGATTTACCATGACACATTTCAAAGTACAATCTAAGAAAGCACCTTCACCTATGAACTACCGAGGACGTGGTAGCGCGTGGC